AGTAGATTTTTTCTAACATCATCAATTCCAGCGAGGCCTTCAGGGCTCGTTTCTTTTTTTATTAATGTAATAATATTTATATTATTACTAGGATATATAGAGGGCGCTCTGTGTTGACGCGGTGTTGTCGTAGATTTTAACACCGTAGATGACGCGGTGTTGTCGTAGAATTCTACATCGGTTTTTAGGGACTTTAATGCAGTGTTGTCGTAGAAATCTACATCGAGTGACGCGGTGTTGTCGTAGAAATCTACATCGATGTTTAAGGGCGTTCGACGCGCTATTGTTTTTTCATTTTTAGGTTTTTCATTGCATAAAATTTTAAATCTTACATCTTTGAAAATGAGGTTTTTTACTACATTTATTTCAACTAATTTATGGATTTCCAACTGAGAAATTGCAGTTTTTAAACTATGTCTTTTTATGCCCAATTCTTTTTCTATATCTTTATACTTTACAGAAAAAAACTCATTCGTTTTAATATTAGTTCTTTTTTTATTCAAATAAGAGAAAACAACAGTTGCATTTAAGCCAACTTCTTTTATTAGGTCTAAATCTATTTCTAAAATCATTAAAACTCCTTTTTTGTTTGACAAAATAATTACATTAACCAATCATTATAAAATCTCTTTTTAAAGGCAATACTAAAATGCAAAATCATGAATTAAAATCTGAGATTAAAGAACTAAAGAATATAATTCTACATCTCACTATAAGTTTATTTAAGAATAAAAAACTATCTGAACAAGAAATTTTAGATTTGCTTGCCGATGCAGTTATAAAAAGAGACCGTTACGTAAAAAATGAAATGGAAAGTGATTGGAGGCTTTAAATGACTTATGTACTTAAACGAGAAAATCCCGGCTTATATCATGTGAAAGTCAATAACTTTCATCGCTATACACTAATTAAAACGTCTGGACAGAAATGGGTCCAGTCCTGGGATGTGGTCGACGTAATAAAAAATCAAAAGTTTACTGAGTTTGTTTCTCTGAGAGAGTGTAAAGAATTTATAACAGAAGAAATTTTTTCTTAAAAAGGAGATGGATGATGAAGTATGAACATTATGAGACTTGGCACTATTGCGAGTATTGCTTTAAACAATGCAACATTTTCTGCGGCTGTTCTGGGGAGAAACGTGCTATAGAAAAAGAGGAAAGAAAACGTGAAATGTTAAATGCAATTATGAGCGATTTAAACGAGATGGATGTCGACCTGTACATAAGGGGGGAAAAGCAATGAAAAAAGCGAATAAGGGCACTGTGCCCATCCATGGCAGGGAATATAAAACGGTTGTAATGAGAGTTAATGAATTTAGAACTACTCAATCATTCGCAGGCTTTGGAATTGAAACTAAAATTTTAGAGTATGGTTTTACGACCGGGTTTGTTGTAGTCCAAGCCTCCATAACTGACCCGAAAGGTCGAATTGTCGGGTCAGGCTTAGCTGAAGAGAAAAGGGGAGTGGGGAATATTAATAAATATTCCGCTTTAGAAAATTGCGAAACCAGCGCCATCGGTAGAGCTTTAGCATCGATTGGATTGAGTGGCGAAGAGTATTGTTCAGCAGATGAATTAATGCTCGCAATAGATAAGCAAAACTCCGGAGGGGAAAAGTCCAAAAGAAAAGATACAGAAACAGCCCTTGAAAAAGAAAAATCTTTCAATGAGAAACGCTATGGAGATTTGCTTATCGATTACTGTCAGGTTAAGGAGAAACAGGGAGTTTCTAATCCTGTTCACACCATTCTAGATCACTTAAATGTAGAAATTAAAAGTCACGAAGAAAATAAGAATTACATTCTTAGTCTAGATGAAAAAGCAAAAAGAGATTTAATTGTGTGGTTGGAAAAACAATTATAGTAGTCTAACCATCTGCCCCCCCTCTGTAAAAAGCTTTGGCCGCTTGAAGGGGGGGCTTTTTTAAAGGCATGATATCATGAAAGTTGACTTAAGTTATCCAAGAAAAACTGGACAGCGCTCATGGAGGCAACGGTATATGATGATCCCATGCAAAACCTGCGGCCAACTCACAGAAACCAAAAATAAAAATTATGTTCTATGTGAACCCTGCATGAAAAAATATTTATATGATCTTGAAGAATTGGCCAAAGAAAATGAAAAAAAATCTAAACATGATCAATTAAAGCAAAAACAATACAACTCTTTATACAAAAAAATAGAGCGAGCAAAAAACCGATTGATTGACATTCCCCGAGAGGTCGCAGCGGAAAAAGCTTATGATCGAGACTGCTTAAGATGCAACAAAGGGTTTGTTGCTTATGGGCGATTTAATCGGATCTGCACACGTTGTAAAGATATCATCTCAACTTATGAGGACACTTATCTATGAAAAACTATAGATTGATAAATGAATGGTCAATAAAAAGGGAATTAAAAAATTTAGAAAATTCTAATAACTTTATTCCAAAAGATGAAATAGAAAAAATGAAAAAAGCACTGGAAATTAAAAAGCACTTAGAGAGCCAAGGTTTCTATACAGCACATTTTAAAAAAGAAAAAAAAGGTGATGATACACAGAGGGATATTCAATATGTGTTTAGCGTTGAGAAGTCTAATTATAAACTGGGGGATGCTAGCGAAACTTTTTATGGCGCCGTCTTCTCTATTTACAATTGGCTTATTAGAACAAAAGAGGTTGGAAAGTATGAATTTGTTTGAAAAAGAAACCAAGCAGTTGATGTTAGAGTATTCTAAAACTTTTATTGGGAAACCTTATCGATGGGGCGGAGAAGGTGTGGTCGGTTTTGATTGTTCTGGTTTTGTTCAAGAGGTGCTTAGGTGTGTTGGGCTGGACCCTAAAGGTGATCAGACTGCTCAGAGGCTTTTTAATCACTTTATTAAAAAGTCTAAAGGGAGCGGTGTTGCTCCTGGAAGTCTACTTTTTTGGGGAAAAAATGTCGATCGGATCACGCATGTTTCTATTGCTCTTGATTATTTTTATCATATAGAGGCTGGAGGTGGTAACTCTAAAACGACTAGTCTTGAGGTAGCTGAAAGACAAGGGGCCATGGTCAGGATAAGACCAATCAAAAGCCGCGGTGATTTAATAGCTGCAATTAAAATTTGATCTTTAAAAAAAGATATGTATAATTTTATTCATCATCCAAATCTCAAGTAGAGGCGGCATAGTGAATTCTTCTCCCCGATGAATTTACTTTTGTCGTCTCTACTTAAATAAATCTTCTCTTAAAGCCTCAATTTGTTTTTCAATCTTTTTAGACCTCGATTCATTTTTTTCTAAATGATCTATAAAGTCTAAATATTTCTCTTTAACCTCTTCTTTTTCATCATTATAAGATAGCCATTTTGTTATTAAATTAATTGCAAAAGGAATAATTATCTCAACAATTTTCAACATCACTCATCCTCATAAATGATCTCGTCATAACCATAAGAAACAAGTTTATGAAGTCGATCTTTTCCCATAAAAAGAAAAATACAATCACCACTTTCCGGCTCATACTTAAAAGTATTTTTACCATTGTAAGACATAATTGGGCAGGTCGATTTAACGACTAAGTCCTCATCAAACTCAATCATCTGAATTAAACCCTTTTTGGTCTGACACAAAGAAACGCCTTTATTTTTACTTTTAACGCCATTGCAGTAATTTGTTGCCATCACTTTATACTCAGGACTTTCAAAAGTAATTTGACCAAACTTTCCTTTTCCATTTTCATTCAAGGCTGTAATAAAAACTATACACTCTTTCTCTAAGCCAATCGGCTTATAATTAAATTGAAATTTTTTCCTATTTTTTAAAATTCTTTTTTTGTGATAGGCATTTCTTAAAACTACTTCCCGATGACAACTTTCTATTTTTACATAATTTAATTTAAAAGGCGTCTCTATTTCTATCAGATATTCTTTGGCCAAGGAAGGCACCCCAACACCTCTAAACTGTTGCCCATTTACTTTAAAAGACAAATTCTTTTTATAGTTTATTTTTACTTTAATAATATCTGAAGTCCTAGAGCAATTTAAAAGTAAAAACAAACTTAAAAGAATTATTATTCCGAGATTTTTTTTCTTAAATCTACACATCTTTTAACCAGATAGCCTGCGGAGAGTAAAACAGAGATAGCCTCCTCAATAATAAATTCAATATTGTCATTTTTAAGGTCAAATTTATCCTTGGCTGCCTTTTGCAGAGAATTTTTCCCCTCTTGATCAAGATTTTTTAACTCTGGAATAACCTTATCCCATTCGACTGCCTGAAAAGACATAAGCTCATCAGTTAGATTAAAAAAAGCACCATAATTTTTATCCTTAACGACTTTTTCCAAAACGTTTCCAAGCTCCATAAGAAATTCAATTAACGGTATTAAATTTTTTACATCTTGACTCATTGTGGCCCCCTATAAAAGTTTAAACTCTATAGTCTTTATGTGCATAAATAGGTTTAATTTCCTTATCGCCATTCACTCTTTTAACAATATATTTAATCATACTCATGATTGAATTATCAAATTGTTCTTTAAGCCACGATTGTAAATTTTTCCCAATTAAATTATTTTTAATTAACCACACTTGGATATCTAAAGAGTGCTTATATTTAGATATTTCATAAGCTACTGGCATTAAGCCAGGGCGCTCATCAATTATTCTTAAATAAAAATCACGTTCAGCGTTTGTCATTGTCATTTACTTTTCCTCATCTCGATCAAATGATTGAGCATTTCCTTCTGATTTCCTTTTATGTCTTTAATTTCAGCCTCTAAAAAATAAACAGTCCTCTTTAGGGAGCTTATATCAGAACTAAACCCCCACAAAGTACTGGTCGCCCCGATGATAAGGGCACCCAGTAAGGTAGTGATTAAACTTTTCATCCTTTAACCGCCTCGTTCAAATTAAGTTTTCGGATGCTTTTGCTTTATATCAGCTCGAAGTTTTAGGTATTCTATCATCTTTTCAGGTCTCCCCTCTTCTTTTTCAGCAATTGCTTCAAGTAAAAGCCTGTCGATATTATAATATTCTAACCTTCGCTCTTTTAAGGGTTTTTCAATTGCAGCCTCTTGATCAATCTCAATTTTTGCATTTTCTAATGCAATAATTTTTTTCTCAAAGTCATTAAGATCATCTTTATTCCATTCTTTTATTTGTTCGTCCCTATGGACACTAAAAGACTCTCCATTTATTTCTACAATTTTTTCCCCAAAGGCTCTCTGAAAGTAAACATTATTTTCAATAAGTGGTTTTAGTCGTTTTTCTAAACTTTCTTTAGTTTCACTCATTATAAATTCCTTTTTTATTTATGCTTAGTAATTACAACAACACAAAAAACAGATGGCATGCTAGAATCTAGACCCTGTTGAAATCCACTCGCCTGAGAGTAAGAGGCGTTACTTAATCGATTTTCTATTCTGTATTCAGTTTCACTCTCTATTTCAAAAAAACTATTAAACATTGTAAACCCACTCTCGTCCTGTGCATGCCTTAAAGTAACAGCAGAGCTTATATCGTACCCTGTAGTATTTGTTACGTCATACAAGCGAGTAATTGCTTTATCAGAAAGTGCATTTGGAGTCCGTGCCTGTAAAGTATAGGCCCCCGGCTGCAGAATGAATTTATTACTATCTAAAGAAACAAACCACGTCTCACCTGACAAGGCATTTAAGTCTCTTGTATACCATGATGTAGACCCGCCTCCCCCATCGGCATTCCACGCCTTCTCATCTCTTATCATAGCTGTGGCAGGTAAAAGACTTCTAACATTAGTTGTTACCATTCCTTCAAAATTACTTGACGAATTATTGAAAACAACCCCTACACATAAATAAGGATTAGCCGGATGATAGTCGCCTCTTAAATCCTGCCTGTAAATAGGACCTATGTCGCTTATGGCCCTATCTCCATTTTCTTTTAAGTATAGATAGTAATAAGTAGATGCAGTTTCACTTAAATATGCATCATTGTTTGTTGTTGAAAGTAAGTCAGTTGTGATATTCCATTCAGGAGCTGTATAACTAAAATTAACAGTATTGGAATAAACCCATGCCATAGAAAAATTTTCTTTGGCTTTTACATTAGTGTTAGAAATAACTTCTAGATCAATTTTATTAATATCTTTAGGCTGATAATAAAAATCTAAAGACCTAGACGCTACACAATTGCTTGTATCTTGGATACATACACCCAGAAGGGTTCGGTTTATAGTAACAAAGGCACTGCCTGAATATCTTTTCCATTGAGAATTAACTAGATCATACCAATAGTCTCCAGTTGATGGGGAGCCAGGCTGATCCGTTGACCACGTTGGAGCTGTATAAGTTACATCCGTCGTGGTCCCATCGTTTTGCAAAAAAATCCAAGTCAGTTTCATCAATGTTATAGTGTCATTATTTGCAAATTTAATCCTATTTATTGGTTTCCCAACATTATTTAAAAAAGCTCCCCGGATAATTCTGCTTAATTTAGTTGCACTTTCTACATAAGCTATAAAGTACTCATCATTGGAGCCATCATTAATTTTAAAAGCCGCATAATTACCAACTAAACCACTTATCTCACTACCAACGGTATCGATTGTTATATAGTCATAAAATGTATGTTCAGCATCTTTAGCCTGAGCCAAAACATATTTATTAGGAGGCTCCCCCCAATAACGAGTTAGTTCTTGATCAGCAGCATCGCCCATATTTACCAGGGCGGTATTATTAGATGAGGGCGCCGCACTTAAAGAGGAAATAGTTATATCTGTGCTGCAGGTTACTGCAGAGCCGTTTACATCTACAACCAAGTTAGTAGTATTCCCGGTAATTTGAACACTCGCAGCCGACCCATTAGCTTTTAAAAAATAAGGTTGATTAGATGATGACCTAGTCGAGCCGCTGACAATTCTATTAGATGGGCTTGTTATTTGAGAAGTATCTAAAGCCGATCCGTTAACAATCAAAGCATTGGAATAAATAGTCCCAAAAGGAAAAGTCGAGTCACCCATGTTTTGACCGGAAACTACAGCCCCGGAGCTATTGCGACCGTATTGTGTAGTTTGAAGAGCCGTATTAAAATCATTAAAAAAATCTGCGGTAATTACATCACCACTCGACCTGGTGTTTAAAGTATTATTTCCCATTTATATCTCCTTTATGCTGATTGTGTCGTTCCTATTATGGCCCTATCTATATTTTGTGACTCACCTAAAACTTGAGTACCCGGTCCGATGGTGCTTATATCTATTTTTGAAATTCCCACGATTGAAATAAGTGAATAATCAAAATATCCATCGCTTAGATCTTTGCCTGTCTGCCTTAACTTTAAGATAGTTGTTAAAGTTTTTACATTTTCTTTTATTTCAATAACTTTAAAAGTGGTGTTATAACTAATTCTAGAACTGCCATATTCATTAGGCAACGCTTTTGACGTTTCGCCAATTTTACAACTATCTACAATAGGTAAAAATTTGTCATCGGGGACTACTCTTAGAGGATAATCAACATTGACCCAGTCTAATAGCTCAAAGTCTTTTGCGAAACTAGTTTCCAGCTCTACTTCTAATTCTATTTTAGGAAACTTAAATTCATCAACTAGTTTTTCCCCGACAGATTTCTGAGTGTCGGTATTGGTTATAAAATCTAGTGAAGTAATATTTTTTTGACGATATCCAAAATTGTCTACATAACTTTGTTGTAGACTTGTCTGCTCCCCAACCTTCACAACTGTGAATTGACGTTGTTTTCCATCATTATACTTTTTTAAGCTTAAAATATTTTGAGACCCGACCTTTGAGTATGGCCCATACAACGTGGTAATTGAGGTGTATTCATGATCTCGACTAGAAATAACCATTTTATTATCAGAGTCTATAATAAAAACGGAATTTGTCGCCAGTAAAAGCTTAGAAATAGCATCTTTTGTTGTAATATTATCAAATTTTTCCCCGACATCGATTGTAACATCATTAGCTGGATTTATTTTAGTGGCATCAAAAGTTAAAACGGATGTAATTTGGCTCCTATTTAAAAGACTTTTAAACGCAGCACTGGCTAAAGTCCCATCCGAGATAGTGTCCGGCGGCACCCTCGCCACTCTTATGACGCTATCAAATGACAGCGCTCTAAAAGTTATAACTTCAGTTGTAAAATTTTCTTTTGTAGCCTTATCGTCTATGAGGCCATTAAAAACATCGACTGCACCATCTTTGTCATTATACTCTACCCTAACCTTAGTTAAATCACGGCTATAAGTAAAAATAGATCTATTATCAAATTCTGAACTAAAAACACCATCAATATTTTGTGCTTTTATGTTTACATCACCGAAATAAAAAACTCCTATATCATAGTCTCCGGCATCGATTGACCTTTTCATAGTAGAAACGCCAGTGTCTATAATTTTGGCACTAACTTCTATTTCAGCCCCATAACTAGTCTCTCCTGTTCGAGGAGTAAAATATATTTTATACTCCCGAGGAGTAAATTCAGATTTTGCCATACTTTTACCCTATTGAAGAAACCAATCGGAGACCGCCTAGGTCAATTGGATTAACATAAATATTTTTAAGATATCGGAGCTTATAAGCTTGGTTAATTTGCATTAAAAAAGCATCTTTTAATCTAAAGCCTGGAATTGCTTTTGTGAAATGTTGACTTTCATACCGCCCCCCGCAGGCATAAATTATAAAAGGCTCTTCAGTCTCAAAAAGGCTAAGAGCCAGGTCAATATCAACGTTGTAAATATCGCTAGCAGGATAATTTTTAAACCTAATATCAAACCCAAATGTTTTATTTCCTTTTTGAACACTAAAGCGCCCTCCAATAGTCTTTTTTACTTTATTATTCCTATCGACTGTAATGCTGTTTACATTAGGATAACCTACAAAGGTCCCGACCTCAGTTGAGGCTATTGCTTGGTTTAAATATTTATCTTGATTAGGGATTTGAGTATGAGAGACTGTTATTCTAATTGACGTTGTAGAAACCTCAGTAAATTCATAATAAGAGCTATCCTGAGAAAAATTAGTTTCATTAATTGTTGATGAGGTAACCCCTCCAATCCCAATAACATTAGAAAAATCTACATAAGAACTACCGTCGTAATATTTTACATTATAAGTTTTAAAGTTATGGTCTAGTAATAAAATCCTATCAATGGATTGGCTTTTAGAAGTTGTAATTGTTATTTCTTCACTAACACCATCACTTGACCCTAAAGAGGTCCAATAGGTGTCCACATCTAAATCCAAGATAAATTTTGAAGAACTGGTACCCGATGAGGCTACAGTCGACCCATCAGCTATTTTATTTTTATTAAAAAATTTAATTCCGCCTGTGACTGCCATTAGGCTACCTCCTCACGACTAACACCTAAGGCCCTATCCTCTATCTGGTGGGCCGTTAAAACCTGGGACGCCTCGTCCCCTTCAAAAGAAATTGAAACATTTACGGTTTGTGACTCGCCAAATATATCAGCATCTCTATTTCCAGAAACACCGCCAACAACTTCTTCAAAATTTCTAGTCGGTACAACCAGCTCACCCCTCGACAGCATCGCCAAATTTTGATCAATGCCAGGTGACCCCATGATCATACCTCCATCATTCATTTTTGGCGGCTTAGCAGAGACGATTTCCCCTATTTGAGCTGCGACCGCTAAACCAACGGCTGTTGCTAAGGCAAAATTAAATGGAGGTGGGGCGGAGGCCAAGGCTTTAATTACTGCCGCTTTTCCATCAATGTAAGCCATTGCGAGAGCGCCAGCTCGACCAATATTAAAAAGATCTTGATTAGAGCTAGATTGTAATGTTGAAATGGTCCCCAAAGTTGATTTTAAATTAGCTTTTCTTTCTTTGGATCTTTTTTCGTCCGCTTTTTTTTGCAATTCTTTATTTTTCAAATAGTCTAAAGTCTCTCTTTTTTGAGCAGACATAATAAATTTTTCATGATCAATTAGAATTTTTTTCTCTTTTTTACTTCCTTGAAGTCTTAACTCATTTAATTTTTCATATTTGGCCCTTGCAGTTTCCTCCTCAAATTCCTTTTGTCCTTCGATTAACTCTTTTACAACAATATAATACTCTCCGAGAGCCTCTTTCATTGACTCTAACCATTCGCCCTCCGCCGTTTTTATTTCTTCTTTTGAAGTATTCCAAGAGTCTTTATAATCCGTGAGCCCTTGTTTATTTATACCCCTTATTTTTTCCCATAGATTTTTAAAAAAATTCGCAACACCTGTTATACCATCGCCAATTAATTCTTTTGCAGCGACAAATAAAAGAATAAATCCCTGCCATTCATCATTTAAATATTTCATGGTGGCATCCCAGACTTTTTTCATAACTGTACTGGTCGCCGTCCAAACCTTCATAACAATTTTCATATTTTTATCAAAATCCATGACAAATGTTTCTATAGCTATACTAAAGCCAACAATAATGGCACCGATCCCAGTTGACACCAGGGTCGCCCTTAATCCCTTTAATGACAGACCCAAACCTTTAACCGCAGCCCTTACAGCGATTAATCCCTTAGCCGTTAATGCGAGACCTGTTGTAAGGACAGTTGCATTTGTTGCAATTAATAAAATAGACGCCGCCGTTTTTCCAAATTGGTCCCCCTTCGTCCCTAAAATATCGACCAAAATTTCATTAAATTTTTTCGCCATCGCAGCTAATGGTGGGACTAAGTGTTTTCCTATAACCTCAGCCATATCACCTAAAGTATTGGAAAGTTGTATAAACCTACCTGTACCTTCAGCTGTTGCTCGAGCCTGCCCTCCGAATTGAGTTTCCAATTCTTTTAAAATAATTGTTTGCGCTTTTGCGATATCGCCAAATTCAGTTTGATATTTTATTAGTTCTTTTTGGTCCTCTGTTAATTGAACCCCTGCCCTTGATAAGGCAGTTACTCCGGCTATTGGATCATTTAAAGCCTTTCCGATCATAATTGTCGACGATTTTAAATCAGTCCCCATAGCGGCGGACATATTTAAAATTGATTCGGTAGCTTTAGGAAAAACATCTTTTCCAACCTTTGTAAAAGTTAGAAGTAGAGCCTGCGACTCAATGACCGCCTCATCTCCAAATGTAGAAACCGATTGTAAACTAGATGCCATTTGCTTTAATTCGTCCGCTGTTAATCCGGCGGCATTTCCAGTTGATGCCAGAGCGGTTTCTAGTTTTTTTTCGGCTTGCTCCTGGGTTCTATATGTTGCAATTAAGCCTGTAATTGTCGCAGAAAGGCCAGCGAATGCAATTGTAGCCTTAGCAGCGATATTGGTTAAGTCTCTTTGTAGTTCGGCAGTAGCGGCTTGGGTCCCTTTAAGCGCAGCCTGAAATTCTTTTATATCACCATGAATTTTAATAGTTAAACTTTCAGCCATTTCTTAATTCCTTTGAAACTCCATCCGTTTCCTTTCCTGAGCCTTTTTTAAAGCAATACTTAAAGCTTTTTTTTCATTTTCACTTAATCCCTCGTCCGCTTTTTTGTTCTCATCCATTGGTTTCTCAACTTCCACACCATGCAATGAAGCTTCAAATTTTCTTTCATTACTATTTCTTTTGGAGATTGAATTCAATCTCCAATAAATTTCATGCAATGATAAGCTTAATATATAATTAGTGTCCCATCCATAATTGAACGAAAGTAAATCAAAAACCTCCGCCCAATTTAAGATGCCTTTTTCTTTTTGATTGGTTTGGCTTTTTTTTTAAGTTTTTTATCAAAATCAACTGAGTTTATAGATTCTAAAGTTTCTCTTCTTAAATTCTTCACTTGTTCATCAGTAAAACCCATTGAGCCAAGTAAAGAAAAAAACATTTCCATTTGTTCTTTCACGTTACTAATGCATTTAAGAAGTAAATTATAACCTCCAAGATCCTCTATTTTCTCCTCACCAGTTTCTACATCAATCGTCTTAACAGTAACTTTTTTAAAATCTACGGCTGACTCATACTCCATTAAATATAAAACAATTTTGCAGAGATCCTCAGATATTGGATTTTGAAGGATTTTTTCTACATCCAACCCTTTATTTTTTAAATCTATTATGTCTTTAGGGGTACAAGGTCGCAAAAAGAAACTTTTTTCTAAAATCCTGAGATAAAACTCAGTCCTTTTTGGAATTAAATCAGTAATTTTAAAGTTCTCAAACATTAAAGCCCCCTTATAATAGTAGTCGAAATTTAAGAATAGATCCGGTTTTTTTTGTGATCACAATATACTAAAGGATACTATGGAAAATTTAAACGACTATATTCATATAAGAGTTTCTACTTTCGAAAAAAATAGAATTAAATGGCTTGCAGACAAATATGCCGATGGGAATATTTCTCTCTGGATGGTCTACGCCTCATTAAATTTAAATCGAGAGTATATTAAACCAGAGATCTTAAAAGAATCTAAAAGGAAAAGGGTCAGGGGGCGGAAAACCGCCCCACATAACCATGATGATGTTTGACTTAAGGCTGGACCCATCTCACCTTAAAGACTCCATCTTTTGCGCTATCATAGAGCATCTTGACGGTAACTTCCGCCGCACTAAAAGTATTCCTGGCAAAATTGATAGGCATTCCGACTGCCTTACAATTGTATGCATCAATTTCTATCATCTCACCATCTCCCTTCTTTTGAGCATATAAAACCGCTCCGAAATTAGGAAAATTTTGATCAGCCTGTGAGCCAATAGTTACATCCATGCTATCGGTATTAATTGGTCTAATATAAAATTCAGCGCTGTCACCTGTTGTAAATGCTGGCGTCCCAACCTTGGAAAAAGTTAAACCAAAGGTGGCATCAATAGCATCGCCAGATGCTACACTTAAGCCAGTAGCCACTTTCAAGTCGTCAGTTAAATAGTCTCCATCGGTACCTCTTCCGATATCAATATCAGAGCTTAAATAAAGATCAAAAGTATTAGCGGCTGTTGCTATAATAATATATTTCCCAAACTTTAGATCAGCAGTATCCCCGCTCGTTAACTCAACAACATCAATGCCATTAGAGCCATTTTGAACAGACGTCCCTTTAACATTAGCAAAACCTGAAACCGATCCACCACTTTCGGCTGCATTGTTAGTTGGGGCGTTACCTAAAAATAGAGTAAACACAAAATCGGGATATTCCGAAAATGCCAAACTCATTTCTGCTGTAATGGCACCATCGGCAGCTTCCCAGGGAAACTTGTTAGACCCGCCAAGTAGATCAATAGTCTCACCTGCTAAACTTAAACTTGAATTTTCTAAAACTCTAAGCTCACCGTAAAAGGAACCATCAGTCCTTGAATATGGTGAGATGCTGTGAATTCCGAATAGACTTCGGGGGGCCGATAGTGCCATTTTAACTCTCCTTGTTAGTTTATCCTATACTCGTTCTAATTTGAATTCCTGTTGCTCTAAATTCTTGTTGTTCGTTTAAAGATGTTAAAGGAATGGGGGTGATTTGATTAATAGAAATAAAATTGGAATTACTTTTAATAGAAAAATTCTCTTCAAATATTTCTTTAAATGCCCTCAAATACCTAAACATCCGAATGGGAATATCATTGTAGGCCGACTGGTCGGCTAATATTAAAACACAATTTATTAAAAACTCCTGCGGTGTATTTGGACCAAATCCACTCCCTTCTATTTCCTCACAGGAATAAAAAACAAAGGGATTATAATTTATCGTGGTGCTGTCTAATTCTTGTAAAAAATAAGCATCACTATCAACTGTTAACAAAGTGGTGGAGTCACTCTTTTCGCTATTAATATCATCAATTTTATTATTGAGGTGACTGGTCATTATTGTTTTAACATCACTCATTAAATTTTCTAAGTCATAGGCCATTTATTTTTTCCCTTTTGCTAAAGAGCCTCTACAATGGTCTTCTAAAATTTCCATCCATGCTTTTTTTCTTCTTTCTATATGTAGGCTTTTAGCCCATTCCCCTTTCTCAGTCCCGACCACTAGAAAAGGTCTCGCAGGCATGAATTTAGTGCCAAGTTGTAGCCAACCCGCATAGGGCACTTTAGTCCCCAACAAAAGACTTTTTTTATTATCAACAACTAAAGCAACGGTGTCCCGATCTTGCGGATCAGTTAAAGATTCCCCCAGCCGACCAGTAGCCGTTAAAATGGGATAAATGAAACCAAGCTTTTTATCCTTTTCTCTTTTATAGTTTTCAGACAAGTCTTCAAAAACATCGGGGCCATAACTTCCTTTTTCAGGAAATAAAGCTTTATTAGTTTTATAAAAACTGTCGGTAATAAGCTTAAAGGGACGTCTTAAATCATTACTTCTTTTTTGTGCCCTTATAAGAGCTTTTTTAAAAGCCCCTACTGGATCAACTTTAAAACCAAATTTATTTTTCCCTACCATTGCTGTTCATCTCTCTTAAAAACATGCTTTATATCATCGCTAACTGCAAAAGAATCGACTCCATCATTAGTCTCAGCTAAAGTAGCATCACTTAAAATCAATCTGCCTTCTGCTATATCATCTAATTTTGTTTTGGCCATTGCAAAAAGATTTGACGAACTATCTTGATCTAATTCGGGGCGACCTGTTTTAACCGCCAAAATCCTTTTAACTCTAGAAACAACTAATTGAATGCTTATCGTTTTTAAAATTCTTAATGCATAGGTCCCAGTTGCAGGGACTACATATTTTCTGCCTATAATTCCATCGATAAAAGCGTCCTCTTCTAAGATAAAATTATCGACCTCTGTTGAGCTTATTCCTCCAGAAGTATAAGTCAGACTTTTAAACTCACTCTGAATATCGGAATTAGTCGAATAGGCCATTTTAAATCACCTTTTTTTTAGTAGCTCTTTTTTTTCTAACAGGCTTAATTTCTTCTATTTTCTCAATGATATCATCTTTAATTAGATCATCTATAAAATCAGAAATAATTTTAGATTCTTCATTATCAATTTTCTCACCTTGTAATTTTCTAAGAGCATTACAACTGAAATTCTTTTTAGTTTTAAACATTTTTCCTCCTAATAAAACAAAGGGGGTTTCCCCCCCATGCTTTATTTAAACTTAAGCAATGCAATTTTTAACTAGATATGCAGCTTTGACGTTTGAAAGAAAAAGATCATAATTATCCTCAACAAGAACACAAAAAGATCCTGGAGGATTGTTTTGTGCATATTTAAAAACTCTTCTAGGGTCAGATTGTTGAATTCTATAACCTAAAGAGACCTGATAAGGCTGTGATCTTTCGGGGACAACTGCAAAAATAGTATTTTTACCAAAACACGGAGCGAGGCTCGAGGACTGTCCCTCCGCAGCCGACTCATACATAGCATCCGATCTAATGATTTTCTTAACGCCCAAAGCGACAGCAAGCTCATCATTATCAAGGCCACCAGTCTTATTATACTTATAACCTAGAGCATCAAGTAGCTTAGAAGAAAATCTTAGTTTATTCCATACCTGCCATGACATAATAGCGGCATTGGGAGCAACACCGCAGCCGTCCATAATAGTTGACCGTGCAGTCGCAGCATCGCCGATAGGGTCTGAGTTAGAAAAATCATTCCATTGCGCTGTCCCGCTTAAAGTTGTATTTTGTGTCAGAACAGCAGTGTCACCCAGACTGTCGCCAAGTGTTTTTTCTTTTTCTAAAATTAGTTGAGAAGTTAATCCAACAACCTCATCTCTCATTGCATCATAAGGCTGATCCGCATTCGCAATATCCGCCGCAGAAACCAGGGACTCAATACCGTGTCCTTCAATTTGATAAGTAGATTGCTCTCTAACAATTGGGTTAACTCTTCTATAAGCACCACGCCCACCAGAATAATTAGTTTCAATTCTTAGATGATTAGTGCCGTATTTGGCGAGCTTACCTGACCATTGCTTAACTCTAACCTCTGGAAGAATACTCTCACAGGCAAAACCCTCTGGGATATATGCGGCTGACGCCTGAGTGAGAAGTTTATCTACCGTAGCTTTGTATTGACTCATTTTTAAATCTCCTTATTTTTATTTTTTAAAAATTAAAACTTATTAAGCGTCGCTGGCATGGGCTGTAAAATTCATAACCCTAACACCGATAATATCGTCGGCTACTCCTGCTTCAAAAGCAATTGCTCCGACAAACTCTCCGGCTGCATCCGCTACTTCGCCACGACCATTTCCAGTTGAAGTTAAAAGATTAGACTGAACAATCGTCTCACTAACTTGTAGTTTTGCGCCACCACCTGATAGAGCAACGTCTAAAAATTCCCCACTAGAAACAGATGAGTCACCTTGATGAATTCCAATTGCTTTTCCATTCGCTGTACATTCAACAACAGTGCCAGCCGCTGAAAGTTTAACAAACCTGTAAGCTCCGATAGTGCCACCAGCTTTAAAAGTTGAAATGTTAACTGGTTGAGTAATAGCTGCCATAATTCAAACTCCCTTTTAAAAAGTAATTAAACTTAAACGTATAACTTTTTCGTTTCTTGATGCTTTTTTAATTCTTCAGAAATAGCAATATCTAGTGAAATACTTTCTTTTTCGGACCTTTCTTCTGCGAGCTTAATGATTTCATCCTCAAAAGTGTCTTTAGTTAATTTTGACTCTTTAGGGATCACATTGTTACCACTTTCAGAAAGTTTAATCTCTGATTGAAGAGATAGAAATAAATCCATGTCATTATCAATAAAAGCCTTTCTTTGAGCCTCTACAACAACCCCTTCAGAAAGTTTTTTATCAAAAGATTGATTTTTTTCCATAAGCTCTTTTTCCTTTTTAAGCTCTGCTAATTTCGCCTGATCCTCAGCCAGCTTATCCTCAAGATCTTTCCTCAAAGAAATTAATTCTTCATCTTTTTTCAAAAGATCATCTTTGAGATCTTTAATAAGTTGAGCCATTTCTTCAGGGCTTAATTTTTCCTCTTCCTCTTGAAGCTTCGCCTCACTTTCTAATCCTTTCGTCTCTGCAGTCATTAATTTTTCCTGGTTAAGGTTAATATATTTATTTTCACTTAATACGATAGGCTCCATCTGTTTAACAACTGGCCGATTAGTTAAACCAGCGCCAAAAAGGGTTGGACCAAAATCTTTTAAGGATTCATTATCTTTATAAGCAAAAGAGAAGTCCGCACTTATATATTTAAAAGCTTTATTATCTAAGCTTTTTTTTCCTGTAGGCGTCCAGTCGACTTCTGCCCATAGCTCTTTTTCATCCTCACTCAATATTAGTTTTTTTATCCACCCAGCCGCCTCGCCTTCACTGTTATGGGAGAAATCTATCATCAGGTCGATCCCTCTTACCTTTTCAGAAAAATTTTTAATCATATTTTTTAAATCTTTTTCTCCGACTTCTATTTCTCGACCATCATGGAAAAATTTCCCCGCTCTTAAAATCTGAATTTTTGAAGGGGCATTTTCTTCACTGAACTTAATAATAAATGGAGATGATCTAAACTCAGACATAATTTTATTCCTTTTTAGAGACGCATAAATAAGTATAACACCCTGCTGCGGTAATTCAAAAGAGGTAAAACTCCCTTTATTAAATAATTCAGGGGCTTTTTGTCTAAAATAATAAGAATTTTTCTTTTCATCGACTTTTAAAAAATGTCCGCCTACTTTTTTAAGTTTTTCTTTAGCTTTTTCTAAATTCATCCCAGGGGTTTTTTTAACTATTATAGTTTGAATCATTTTTTTAGCAGCCATAAAATTCCTTAAAAAGTTGTTTCATACTCTAAAATAAAATCTTTTAGTTTTTCGCTAAATTGCAGATATTTCTCATTAGACTTTTTAATTTTTAACTTTTCGATTTTTCTACCCTTTAAATCACCCGCCAAAATAGGCAGGATAACTGACCTACAATTCCAATGAAGGGGCGGCGTAAATTTAAACATGTTAGGATCATCAATCGCAAAAATTGTGCCGTTTAATTCCGTACAAATTGGCGTCCGATCTTGAATATAGTTATTTACAAATTCAAAGGCGTCTATCTCTTTTATAACATCATCATCTAGAAAAAAAGAACTGCGGGCCTCACCTATGGCCTGGTGAGCGGTTAAAGGTGCCCCTGCCCTTATCGATGGTCCGTCAATAAAGTCCTCAGCATTGTCCTGCATATCTTTCTTAATTTGTTTCCGTGTCTTTTTTTGGTCTACCGAGCTTGTATAATTAAAATAAACAGCTTTTTCTAAATCGGAGAGTTGAGTTTTTACTAATAGTTCTTGCTGGGTTTTTAACCTACGGCGAATTTTCGCTGGTAACTTTTTCCACATAGTTTCAATTTTCTTATCAGTCTTTTTAATTTTTTTCGCAGCTTTTTTAACGGTTTTACTTTCGACAAATTGAATGGAATATATTTCATTCTCACTCAACTCATACTTAGCTTTAGGGACTTCTCTCTTGGCTTGTCGCAGAGTTTCATAGGCGATAATGGTTAAAACGTCTAATAAATCATCTTTATATTCATCAAGACCCGACGCCTTAATTCCTTTAATAGCGTCGAGTTTTGTAGCATTACTTAGGCCTGACTCCTTGGCCATTATTCTATTTATAAGGCTATCACCGATAAAAGCCAAATTACTTTGCATAACATCTAAAACGGCTTTTTCGCTATCTTTTAAAAGTAGATCTAATTCCTTTCTAACCCCCATTAAAACCTCTTTCGTTTTGTTCTTCTTAAGGCCTCAAATTTCTCACTTAAAGACATATCTATTGTCGGCGGAGATTGCATTCTTTGTCCATCCTCACTCATTTCCGTTACGCCCAAACGTTTTCTTAAGTGTTTTTCCAGCTTGTCATCAGGCGTCAATATTTGAGCATTTGTTAAAACACTTAAAATATCTGCAAGCTCTTTCCCTGCCTTATCGCTAATTCCACTAAACTTTAATGTGGGATATTTATCTCGAGGTCCAAAATTCATTTTTATTAATTCTGGAATGAGATTTTTATTAATCTGGTCTGCAATTTCTTCAGCCATAAACTCTAAGCCAGTTAAAAAGAAGTCACTCAAATCATTTGAAAGTGCATAGGCACCGGAGCCGCTCATACCCAACTCTAGAAAATTGGCGAGAAAGGCTTTAACCATCCGTTTATCTTCATTTTCAATCGAGGTTTCAACTTTACTAGGATCATAGGTATTAGTTTTTAAATCTATATCAAAACCTTCAGGCTTAATTAAATAATTCGATTGATGAGTTGTATATTTTTCCAATGCAGTTATTAATTTTGTGTACTGTGTTGATGCCTGTCTACCTTGAGGGATTGTAGCGATTGGGGTTGGGACTGCAAATTTTTCAATCCCAATAGCGTTAATCTTATTAAAGTTATTTTTACGCCACCAATTTCCATAACATGGTCTTAGTGCTGAAATGCCCTCATAATTTGATCCCTCTCGATTAAGAGTAAATAGTAATAAATATTTTGCAGGAATAGTTACCTGGCGGCTTAGCTCACCATAAGCTATTTGATCGACACTCAATAATTCCCCGGTTTCCTTATTTAAATTCCATCTCTCAATAGTCTTAGGACTTCTAAAAGAAATGTTTTTAATACCAGTATAGCTATCTAATATTTTATTTCCTTCAGAGCTGTATATAGGTTGGTTAATAAAGTTTTTATGAGTTACTTCAAACATGGAATAACCAAATTCAACCATGGTTAAAGCCTCACTTAAAAATCTAGTGAAAGGTGTGGCCATACTTTCAAATAAAATCTTTTCAATTAATCGGGCATCATTTTTATAATAAAAATCATCACCAGCTGCATGAATTTCTGGGGACGAGCTTTTTATGGGGTTTTTGACAGCTGATAAACACATCATAACTTGAGGATCAGACCGTCTCATTTTATCAAAAACGTCGGCTCGCTCATTATTCCTCAAAGCATCTAAATATTCCTCTTCAAAATAACCGCCGTAATTTTCTGTACCTGTAGATCCTACTGGTACGCCGTGAAATGAAGGTAATTCTTTGTTATCCTCCGATTCTAATTTGTCCTCAGTCTTTTTATTAAAAATATTATCGAAAAAACCCATACTATCACCACTCGGTTATATGATTGACGGTTGTTATATTGTTAGGAATAAAATCATCGGTAAATTCATCAACTCTCTTAAAAGCCAAATAGTTAAAAGCACCACTTAGGGCGTCAATTATATCATCATGTGAGACTTCAGGAAAGTTTTCACTTTCATGATAAAATTCTTCTTTGTTTTTGCATGATTTTAAAATTTTTATATTTCCTGCCTCAGCCTGCGCACTAACAGCCTTACAAGATGTAATTTTATCAACATTAATTTTTTCGTATACCACATTAAATCCTGCCAACATTCTAGTAAAATTTTCAATTTCATTTTTTCCTGCTCCCCCTGGGTCTTGAAACCCCTTAACTATACAATTAATTCCATCTTGTTTTGCAGCGTTAACAATAAGCTTTTCGACTTTTAAGGCACTATATCTCTCTCTTATGATATCTAGGATATAATAAATTCCGTCCTCATCAACACCTAATTTTAAACCAACTGTAAAATCAGGGTCACCCTTATCACCCTCATTCCATTCAGTAGCGGCTCGGTCCCAGCATCTTACAATATTGATTAGTTTAGGCGTTGCATTAACCTCTGTAAAGTAATGCCTTTTAAAAAATATTCCAGCCGTCTCTTGAACATTCCAATTACCATCTAATAATTGCATTCTTTCAAACTTACTTAAAGCCTGGAGATTGGCCAAATAGGTTGGGTCCTGTTTCATAAGAATTTTGTTATCATTCAAACTTGCAGGGATGAATGTGAAGCTTTTGGGAATACTATCGGGATATTGTTTTTTTAAGCTATTGAAACATTCGCTCCAAATAAGCTTATCATCAATTCTTATAAAGTATCGCTTAATTCCTGATTTTTTTAAATCCGGCAGCCCATTCGGTAATAAATACCACTCAATAAGCTTTTTAACCCATGACTTCGAGCTTGGGTTTGTTGTCGCTCGGACATAAGGCTTAATCGATGATATTGATCGGTTTCTTGATAACATATACCAGAATTGCTTTTCCGTAAAATGAGTCAATTCATCAAAATAAATAATGGGAATTTGCGACCCCTGCCAATCCAAAACGTTTTTTTCATATTCAAGGTGTCCAAACTTAAGCTTACAACCTGATGGGAATTTCCAAGTCATAACACTTTCCTTTGGTTCGGCTCCTAATAGCCCATAAATATTTTTAGAAGTGTCCCAAAGACCGCCTTCGTTTCTAACTTGAGGACTGGTCCTCCTAAAACAAACAGCCCCCGCATCTTTATTATTAAAATGCCTTAAAAAGTCTAATAAGAGCGAAAATGTTTTGCCACCACCTGCAGAGCCTCCATAAATGCATATATCAGCATCATTTTTTAAAAACAACTCTTGAGGTCCCTTTTGAGGACCTAAAATTAATTCACTCATCAAGCTCTAATTCCATTTCTTTTTTAACTATGTGCTCTTGAAAAGATAAAACATTGTCATGGCTTTGTTTAAACTCATAAAGCCTATAATATTTTTCAAAAGTTTCTTTTTCTATAATATAAAAGCCCTTTTCAACAGGTTCTAAAATAATAAGATAGTCGCCTTTGGACCCTTCAGCGAAAAAACCTTTTCCCTCTTTATAAATCTTAAAATCATCCTCGACCTGAAAAGCTCTTATAATTGTCGGGTTCTTTTTAATGTAATGTTTATAATTTTTATCTTTAACATCCTCATCAAAAATTATCCTCATTCATTCCCTTTGGTTAGAAGGTATATTTAAGACCACATTAGCAATTTCTTTATTTTGCTCTTCAATTGGTTTATCGCTCCATCCTAGAAAAACTTTACAGGCAAAAATCAAACAACCCCTATCGCCATTTAAAGCTAATTGAATAAGCTTTTGAGCGAGTCTGATTTTCATTGGCCCCATTCTTCGAGCCCTGTATTCTGTAAAAGTGCATTGATATTTTTCTTTTATACGCCTTTCTATAACATCCTCTGAGACTTCCATTATATCCGAGCATACTTGTTTTGGCGGTTTGAACTGCAAAATAGAATCGAATTTTTCCCAATCAAAAACTTTTTTCTTCCGCCCTACTTTTTTTTTCATTTTGCGACCCCCGTTTCTTTTTGTGTCGGTTATACCGCTAATTAAGCTTATCAAGTAAACCAAATCCCTGCAATGCAATGAAAATTTAGATGGTATTCTACTTAGTTTTTGTTTTCGATTAACTCATCAAAGGCTTGTTTTGTTTTTTCTAGTATTGCTTTTTTACCTGTTAAGTCCTGCCACCTTTTTATAATTACATCACAATATTTTGGGTCCAACTCCATTCCGTAACACTTCCTATTAGTTTTTTCACTGGCGATAAGAGTAGAGCCGGACCCTAGAAATAAATCTAAAACTAAAGTGTTAGATTTTAAAAAATGAGACATGGCATATTCAGACAATGCAACTGGCTTCTGCGTTGGATGAATATAATTACCAGTATGATCTCTTGAAATTTCCCATACTGCCATAGGTCTTTTATTTATAAATTTAGGTCTACCCTTTACACAAAACAATGCCATCTCATAATTCATTGAATAGTCCGTAGTTAGATCACCCATAGACCCATTATTTTTTTTCCAGATAACTGTTGATTTATAATAGTTCTTATACATCAGCCTCCATTGCGAATAAACATGATGTGAAGTCCATATAAACCAGGCTGAATTATTTTTTGTGGCCATTTCTAAACATGGAATAAAATCTAAAAATTTATTATCATTTTTTAAAATATCAAAATCACTACCCCAATTTGACTGATAATTAATCCCATAAGGAGGATCAGTAAAAACCATATCAGCTTTTTGTCCATTCATTAACTTCTCAACATCATCAATTAAAGTCGAGTCACCACATAAAAGCCTATGATTTCCTAAAACCCAAACGTCTCCTTTTTCAGTAATTGGATCACCTTTTACCTCTGGAGCCTCATCCTCATTTTCCTCATCAAAAATTTTTTCAACTTCAGGTAATTCTAAATTTTCAAAATCCTCTTCCTTAAAGCCCCAATCCTCAAGATCGCTAAAATCAAAATCATCCATCAACATTTTAAAATTCCACTCTCCTGCCACATTTTTATTCATCCTTATAATAACAGCCTCTTCCTGTTTAGGTGTCAATTTTCTATCAGGCACATAACAATCAACCTCTTCAATATTTTCTTTTAAAAGTTGTTGAACCCTGGCATGCCCGCTTAAAATTGTGTTATCTAGATTTATATTTATTGGTTGGGCAAAACCAATTTCATCAAAACTTTTTTTTAAGTTATCCAATCCTATCTCTGTTATTACCCTCGGATTTTTTGTATACGGCTTTAAATCTTTAACTTTTCTCTTCTCTACATGCCAATTTATTCTTTTTTCCATTAAAAACCCTTGGTTAATTATTAAACAATTACTATATAAAAAAATGCCAAAAATCCAGGGCGGTTATTGTCAATAATAAATTAATTTTTTCCATACATGGTAAATCAACTTAATTTACCCTCAATTTTTACTCATAAGTACCCAAAAACTGGAGAGCTCTTCTAAATAGATCTTATTTGATTAGCGTCCAAACATGGGATTTTTTAATTGTTGAGTTAAATATATATGCATTATATAATGTATATATACACATAATAATAGACAAGGGGGACAAAATGAAAAAAGAAGACAGAAAAAAAGGTTACTTTCCAAAGACTTGGTACACAATTGGAAAATTTAGAATTTGTATAATTAACTCTAAGGAATACAAAGTTCAACGCTTAGGCAGTCCATTTGCTTATAACCTACTTTGTAAAGATGTGAATAAGGTTATTAAAGAAATGGAAAATGATACTTATTTTTTACCTTGGAGATAAAAAAAGGG